GAGAAGGTCAGCGCAAATATGCGAGGTGGACAGAATGAGTGATTTAATCAGCAGACAGGCGGCGATTGATGCGCTGTCGCAGTATCCATTTGAAAAGGTGGTAAATTGCTCTGGGGCAGAAAGGAGAACCGATGATTCGATTTCCGATTGATTGTCCTATGGAATGCCCACATTTACAAGCGTGGGATATGTCGGTCGATGATTGGACATATGTATGCAATAAACTAAGCATCCAGATTGACGGATGCGACACGTTGGTTAAAGGGTTATTACCGACATGCCCGATAGAGAGAGGTGAACAGGATGAGTGACTTAATCAGCAGGCAGGCGGCGATTGATGCGGCAAAAGCGTACTGGTATAAACCAGACATTGCGGGTGCAATTGAGCAGTTGCCATCCGCACAGCCAGAACCGCGATACACTGAGGAAGAACTAAGGGTATTCCAACACGGTATATCACTTAGCTTGTTGTCAAAGCGGTCGGCTCAGCATTGGCAATATGATGAAGACACGGCTACAGAAATTAAGTTCCTTGAACGGCTTTACGAGAAGGTCAGCGCAAATATGCGAGGTGGACAGAATGAGTGATTTAATCAGCAGACAGGCGGCGATTGATGCGCTGTCGCAGTATCCATTTGAAAAGGTGGTAAATTGCGTTTCAATCATTGAGGAATTGCCATCCGCACAGCCAGATGCGATCCCTCTTGAGTGGATTGCTAAACATCTGGAATGGCTTGATAATTGCGACAATGATTTTGCACAGCTTGCGAAAGTTAGCATAAAAGCGATGGTGGAGTTATGGAAGAAAGACAGGATTTAATAAGCAGACAGGCTGCTGTTGATATGTTAATGGAGAGGGCGTCGAATCTTCGCGGAACTGTTGGTGATCTGGGCGGTGCATGCTCAGGCGCGGCGAAGCTGATTGCGCAGTTTCCGTCCGCAGAGCCAGAACAGCGGTGGATACCGTGCAGTGAGAGGTTGCCGGAGAAAAGCGGACGCTATCTCGTAACCAGAAAATTTAATACTTTTTCTAGTTTGTGGGCTAGGGTTTATATCCTTAACTATTCTGATTTGATGGGACTTAAAAAAGAAAAAATATGGTGGAGCGGCAATGTCGGAAAATCAGATTTTGAAAAATATGATGATGTATTAGCCTGGATGCCGCTGCCGGAACCGTATGAAGAGGAAAAGCGCAATGCGTGATTTAATTGCCGGGCAAGCCATCACTATTCTGCTTGCTGTGGCGGGACTCGTGCTGGTGGCAATCAAAATCTGGGAGAACAGAAAGTGAACATAGTAGGAATCATGAATTTTGAAATGCCGGTATGCTGCGCCGGGTGCAAGTTTGCGGACCTTATGCGGGAGGCGGACGGAGAGCCATATGATTATTTCCTCTGCCTCCTTAACGATCAGGAACACGACCCAGAAGAACAGCATAGGCCATTCAACTGTCCGCTGATATGGGTGGAAGAAACTAATGAAGCAAACAGTTCGCAACAATTTAAGAGGAGACAAACAATGAACAGCAATTTTAAGTTACTGGTATATCTGGATAATGGAGCGTATATGCCAGATAAGGCGCACAGCACTGATGCGGGTTTCGATTTGCGGACGCCGAACAGAGTAGTTCTCCGGAAGCACAGCAGTGCTTGCATTGATACCGGCGTGCACATTGATATCCCTGCTGGATGGTTTGGAAAGCTGGAGAGCAAGAGTGGATTGAACGTAAAACACAGCGTTGTATCTCTTGGCGGTGTGATTGATGCGGGATATACAGGCAGCATCGTTGCTAAGTTATACAATCTCAGCGAATTCGACTATGTGTTTGAGGCTGGAGATAAGATCGTGCAGATTATCATCCAGCCGTGCACGAGTGCTGACAGTATGGAACAGGTGATTAGTCTAGATAAATTCCATGATTCAGACAGAGGAGATAATGGATTTGGAAGCTCTGGAAAATAATAAAGTATAAGACATTACAAGTGTAAGAAAATCGGAAGAAAATCGAAGCATGGGGATGGACAGAAAATCCCATACAATGAGGTTGAATAAATGGCTAATAAGCAGAATTTAAAGCCGTTAAGCACGGAAAAAGCACGAGAAATAGGCGCAAAAGGCGGTAAAGCATCCGTAGAAGCACGGCGCAAGAAAAGAGACTTACGTGAAGCCCTGGAAATGCTGTTAGAAAAGGATTTTAAGGACAAAAACGGCAATGTATTAAGTGGTACAGAAGTAATTACAGCAAAGCTGTTTGAAAAGGCATCAAAAGGCGATGTAAGAGCGTTTGAAACAATCAGAAGCACAGTAGGGCAAGACCCTGTACAGAAAGTAATGATTGCAGAAGTAGACCAAAGCGTTATTGATGAGGTGGAAAAGGCGGTGCTGGATGAATAGCGGTACATTTAGCTATACAAGAAACAATGGATGGAGAAGCATATCAGCAATTGAACGTGCGAACGCCATTGTTTGGTTGAATGATTTTGAACCTACAAATGCGGATGAAAAACGAGCAAAGAAAATATTAACATATTTCTTGTGCGATAACCTTTCCGCTCAAGCGATATGTAGGAAACAAGACCCTGACATTGTTTGTCACTCTAATAGGCAAAAAGGAAAACCGTTAAGTACCACATCAATATTACGTGTGATATATTCGTACTTTCCACAGTTTGAAGGAAGAAACCAAAAAAGCACGATTGGTAACAAAAGAGTGGAACTTATGAGAAAACGAGAAAAGAAAGAAAGCGGGCATATTAAACAATGCGCATTTTGTGGGAGTAAAAACAATCTGGAAGAACATCACATGATACCGCTTTTTCTCGGTGGAACAAATGATGATGATAATCTTGTTTATCTTTGCAAGAAATGCCATAGAGGTGTATCGAATTATCAAACAAAATTGAGGCTGAAAAATGAACAGAAAACAGACGATAATTAAAGCAATGATTTATATTCTATTCCGAGGAAAGTTTACATGAACAGAAAACAGGCGATAGATTTTCTGATAAATAATCCCGTCAAGTATGCTCACATGTTGGGATTTACAAAGCTGATAGATTTTCACAACGTTTGGATAAAACAAATGATTCAAAGCAAGGACGATAAGACGTTACAGGGCAGTCGCGGCATTTTTAAGACTACATGTGTTTCTATTGCCCTTGCTTTGATTATTATATTGTTGCCGAACAAGAGAACATTGTTTATGCGTAAGACGGATAACGATGTAAAAGAAGTCATAAAGCAGGTGCAGAAGATTCTACAAGACCCACACACACTATATTTTGTTCAATGCATATATGGCGTTAATCTGAAATTGACAGTACAATCAGCAACCGAGATAAGCACCAATTTGACAACAGACATCAAGGGAACATCACAGCTTGTTGGAATGGGTTGCGGTGCATCATTAACAGGTAAACACTTTGATTATATATTCACGGACGATATTGTTAATGTAAAAGACCGAGTGAGTAAAGCCGAAAGAGATGCAACAAAGCTGATATACCAAGAGTTGCAGAACATCAAGAACCGTGGTGGAAGAATATTTAACACAGGAACACCGTGGCATAAAGACGATGCGTTCTCAATCATGCCACCTGCCGAAAAATGGGATTGCTACAGACCCGAAGTGAAACAGATAATATCCGATGAAGAATTAGCAGATATAAAATCTAAGATGCTACCGTCATTATTCGCCGCCAACTATGAATTGCGCCATATCGCAAGTGAAGACGTTATTTTTACATCTCCTGTAATTGGTGGAGATCCTGCAATGTGCGAACAGGGATTGGCTCATGTCGATGCGGCGTTTGGCGGTGAAGATTATACAGCATTCACAATCATGCATAAAACGGGCGGTAAATATTACGTGTACGGCAGATTATGGAGAAAGCACGTAGCCGAGTGTTATAACGAAATTACGGCGCAATATGAAAGATTCATGTGTACGAAACTTGCAATCGAGGATAACGGCGATAAAGGATTCACAGCAAGGGATTTAAAACAGTTAGGTTGCAGGATATCAAGCTATCACGAAAGCATGAATAAATTTCTAAAAATAACAACGTATCTAAAAGCTATTTGGAATGATATTATATTTGTAGAGGGAACAGACGAGGAGTACATCAATCAGATATGCGATTACAACATAGATGCGGAACACGATGATTCGTGTGACAGCTGCTCCAGTTGTGCCCGAGTACTGTATAATAAAAGCGAAACAAGATATAAACCTTTATGGAATTAGGGGGTAGAACGTGCGGACCTACAATGATTTAGTAGAGATAACTAGCGAAGAAGAAAAACAGCAATTTATTTTAAGAGCAATCAACGAGCATAAGACAACAGACATGTATAAGATTGCGCTTGATGCAGAAGATTACATGCGGACGCAGAACACCACCATAATGAGTTATCGAAAGATACTTTATACGTTGAGCGGACAGGCTGTGCCCGATAATTACAGCGCAAATTATAAATGCGCATCGTCATTTTTTAAGAGATTCGTGACACAGGAAAATCAGTATTTACTCGGAAATGGCGTTACATTCAACGATGAAAGCACCAAAGATAAATTAGGCGGTGAGGATTTTGATTCTGTATTGCAGGAAGTAGGACGGAACGCATTAGTGCAGGGGGTGGCGTTTGGCTTTGCTAATGTTGACCATGTTGACATTTTTAAACTGACCGAATTTGTACCGCTATGGGATGAAAACGATGGTGCACTAAAAGCAGGGATAAGATTTTGGCAGGTTGATACTAACAAGCCATTAAGAGCCACACTGTACGAATTAGACGGTTACACAGAGTATATCAAGGACGAAAAAGGTGGCGATCGTGACATGCATATAATGCAGGACAAGCGACCTTATAAATTAACGGTAGGCATTTCGGAAGTAGACGGAATACAGATACTTGATGGCGAGAATTATCCTACATTTCCGATTGTACCATTATGGGGAAATCCTGAGCATCAAAGCGAACTGAACACAATCAGAACACAGATTGATGCGTATGACTTGATTAAATCGGGATTTGCAAATGACCTTGACGATGTTTCAGCTATTTATTGGACGTTATCAAACACAGGCGGAATGGACGATGTAGACCTTGCACAGTTTGTTGAAAGAATGAAAATCGTTAAGGCGGCTGTTGTTGGTGATGGCGTAGGCGGTGGAGCATCGGCAGAAGCACACACGATTGAAGTACCTTATCAGAGCCGTGAAGCGTATTTAACAAGGCTTGAAAAAGATATGTATAAGGATTTTATGGCACTCGATACCGAACAGATAGCGGCAGGACAGGTGACAGCAACGCAGATAGAAGCGGCTTATGAACCATTAAACGAAAAAGCCGATATGTATGAATATTGTGTTAGCAAGTTTATAAGGGGCATTCTGAATGTGTTTGGCATAGATGATAAACCAACATTTGTTAGGTCAAAAATGTCAAACAAAGCAGAAGATATAAACGCCATAATCTCATGTGCATCATATCTTAGTGCTGAATATGTCACAAAGAAGATACTAACACTGTTGGGCGATATCGATGCAATAGATGAGGTGTTAGGTCAGATTGATAAAGAGGATTTAGACCGATTTACAACAGGAGATGATGTAAATGCCGAAGATGATACCGAAAGCGGACAGAGCGCACCGATTGACGGACAGGGAGTTGAAGAACCTTGAAGAAAAGATAGCTAAAGCATATATACAAGCCTATGATGGTATCGCAGAAAAAACCGATAAATATTTTATTCAGTTTGCCAAGCGTGATAAAGAAATGGCGCAAAAGGTTAAAGACAAAAAAATAACAGTTAGTCAATATCGGGAATGGCGAAAAAATAAAATGCTTATCGGCAAAAGATGGAATAATATGCTTGAAGTCATAGGCAAAGACATGCTCAATACAGAGAAAATTGCAATGAGTTATGTGAATGATACAAAGCTCGATGTATATGCAATTAACGCAAACTTTGCAACGTATCAGATTGAGCATGATTCCAGGATTGATACATCATTTACGCTTTATAACAAAGATACGGTAAAGATGCTGATAAAAGAAAATCCTAGATTATTACCGAACTACAAGCCGGATGAAGAAAAGCTGTTATTGTGGAATAAACAACATATTAATTCAGCGATAACACAGGCTATTCTGCAAGGTAAAGCAATTCCCGATGTTGCAAAGAGCTTGGAAGAGGTAACAGATATGGACTCAAGGGCGGCTGTCAGAAACGCAAGGACAGCCGTCACATGCGCACAGAATAAAGCACGTTTTGATTCATACGAAAGAGCCGAAGAACTAGGCATCAAGATGAAAAAAGTATGGATTGCGACATTAGATGATAGAACACGTGAAAGCCATGTTGATTTGGACGGTGAGGAAGTGGACATAAATGAAAAGTTTTCTAACGGCTTGATGTTTCCTGCTGATCCCGATGGAGAACCGTCTCAGACCTATAACTGTCGGTGCCGAATGATTACACAGATTGATAAATACCGTACTGATTGGAGCGATTTGAAAAACAGAAATAATGATAAATTAGGCGGTATGTCATACGATGAGTGGAAAAGCACTCACGGAAAGAAAGAAGGTGATGAAACATGAATATATCGTGTAAGATAACATCGGATAATACGCAACAAATAATTGCCGAGAAGAATGATGCTGTTCTACGTGCTTTGGAAATCATCGGACAGGTAGTCGAAAATAGTGCGGCAGGATATGCGCCAGTCGACACAGGTAATTTGAGAAACTCCATAACACATGAAGTCGATGATGGCGAACATTGCGTATATATAGGCTCTAACGTGGAATACGCTCCGTATCAAGAATTGGGAACGAGCAGAATGAAAGCGGCAAATGGTGGGCGTGGTTTTTTGCGTCCTGCCGTTGAAGATAACATGGAGAAAATTCAAAGTATATTCAAAGAAGAACTAAGCCAATAAATTGACACGTGTTTAATCAATGGTATACTTAAATTATAATCATTGACTAGGGTAGCACCCGTTAACAGCGAGGAGAATGATAATGAACACAGAGGATATTGTAAAACAGTACGCAAACGAAGATGGAAATATTGACGCATCAAAGATTGGTGATGTGGTCAAGGCAATCAATAACGCTGTCGGCAAGGAATTTGTAGATAAGAAAAGATACAATGAAAAGCTGACAGAGATTGATACACTTAAAGGCGAAAAGCAGAACGCCGAGGACAAAGCCACAGGCGCAGAAAAGTGGAAAACCAAGTATGAAGCATTGAAAGAGGATTTCGATGCATACAAAAATGATGTTTCCGCAAAAGAAACAAAGGCAACAAGAGAAAACGCATATCGGGCGTTACTCAAGGAAGCAGGCGTTTCAGAAAAGCGCATCGACAAGATTCTAAAGGTATCAGACATTGATGATTTAGAAATGGGCGAGGATGGCAAGTTCAAAGATGCTGATAAGCTGATTAAGGACATCAAAGAAGAATGGTCTGATTTTATCGTATCGTCTGAAACAAAAGGAGCAAACGTTACAACACCACCTGCAAATGTTAACGGTGGAAAGATTTCAAGAGCTGAGATTTTCAAGAAAGACGAACACGGCAAGTATGTTCTTTCTACGGCGGAGAGACAGAAAGCCATTGCTGAAAGTCTTAGCAATTAAAGAAAGGATTAGATTATGCCAGCAAAAAACATTGAAACATTCACAAACCCTAGAGATTCACTTCCAAACGTATACAACAATGTAACAGCAAGAGAAATCGACTTTGTTACAAGGTTCGGCGATAACTGGGATGCACTTGCAAATATCTTGGGCGTTGTGCGTCCTATCAGAAAGACACCAGGAACTACCCTTAAATCATATACTGCATCTGTTGCACTTGAATCGGGCAACGTTGGCGCAGGTAATGTGATTCCTTACAGCAAGGCAACAATTACAGAAACCTTGAAGGAAGACGTTACGATCGAGAAGTATGCAAAGGCTGTTCCTATCGAGGACGTAAACACATACGGCGCAGAAATCGCAATCGAGAAGTCAGATGATGCGTTTCTTACACAGCTGCAGAACTTAGTTCTTGGACGTTTCTATACATTCCTTACAACTGATGCAAGCGCACTCACTGACACAGTAACCACATGGCAGATGGCACTTGCAAAGGCGCAGGGACTTGTACTTGACAAGTTTGCAACAATGCAAAAAGATGTTACCGAGGTTGTCGGTTTTGCAAACATTCTTGATGCGTATGATTATCTCGGTGCGGCTGATGTTACAATTCAGACCGAGTTTGGTCTCACATACATCAAGAACTTTATGGGATATAAGACACTGTTCCTGCTTCCTGCAACACAGATTCCACGGAACAAAGTAATTGCGCTTCCTGTTGAGAATATCGACCTCTACTATGTTGACCCTGCTGACAGCGAGTTTGCAAAGCTCGGATTGCAGTACACAACACAGGGCGAGACAAACCTTATCGGTTTCCATGCACAGGGCAACTACGGAACAGCCGTAGGCGAGACATTCGCAATCATGGGGATGCGCCTGTGGGCTGAATATCTTGATGGAATTGCAGACGTTACTGTGACAGGAGCATAAGCATGTATAAAGTCGTAAGATTTTTCAACGACTTGCAGGATAACGGATATGCCTATCATGTGGGAGATACATTCCCACATGATGGCTTTACGGTTGACGAAAAGCGTATAAAAGAACTTGCGACAGATAGCAACCGTAGACATTTAATCCTTATCGAGGAAGTCAAAGAAGCGGTTGCACAGACCGAGGACAAACCAAAAAGGGTGAGACCAAGAAAAAATGAGCCATATTGAGGATATCTGCAGAGAACTGAATAATTGGTTTGACGTAAAAAGAGCCTTTGGTGATTTTGAGATCACGGAAAATGGATTGACCTCTTTTTATGATGATCTTTATGACGATCAGTATTATAGGATTGTCGGCAGTGCGCTCAATGATGGTGTCTATAAAAAAGGCGAGGAACACGTTTTTGCACCAGAGATTTTCCATGGTGCTGTGTGGGCAATGGCTGTTCCTCCTGCGGTCATTGCCCTTTGTGGCGAGATTGATGCGTATACTGAAAAGTATGCGGATCAGATTAATTCACCGTTTCAGTCTGAAAGCTTTGGTGGATATTCGTACACAAAGGTATCTGATGGTAACTCTAATTCATCTGATTGGCGGAGTGTCTTCAAAGGAAAATTAAATAAATGGCGAAAGATTAATGGATATATGCCAAAAGAAACTAGAATTATTTATATGCCCTATAATAATGGAGATACTTATCCTACAAAACGTGATGTAAAAAATATGATAGAGGATGCAACAAAGAATGTTTTAATTGTTGAGGGTGAATGATGAGTTTACTTGAAGAAGCAATGGACAAATGCCAGTATATGGACAAAGTTCGGGTTCCGGACGGCTATGGCGGGGTAACTACGACGTGGCAGGACGGGGCAGAATTTTATGCGGCCATTGTGTTCGACACCTCAATGGAAGCCCGCGTTGCGGATAAGCAGGGCGTGACTAGTCTTTATACTATTACTACTCGCAAAAATTTAACTCTTGAATATCATGATGTATTCAGACGATTGAGAGATGGTAAAATATTTAGAGTTACGTCTGATGGTGATGATAAACATACCCCAGCAAGCGCAAGCCTTGATATGCGTCAGGTAACTGCAGAGGAATTTGTTTTGCCAACAAATTAAACAAATTAATGGTATAATATCAGTATGAAATATTGTGTTTATTGTCATACAAACAAAATAAACGGTAAAAAGTATATTGGGATTACATCTCAAAAACCAGAGCATAGATGGCGAAATGGTGAGGGATATAAGAACAATGAATATTTTTACCATTCAATTCAAAAGTATGGATGGCATAATTTTTCTCACGAAATATTATATACCGATTTATCTAAAATCGAAGCTGAAAACTTAGAGATAAAGTTAATTGCTGAATATGATACCACAAAAAATGAGAACGGTTATAATATTGAATCTGGTGGAAATAGTACCGAAAAATTTACAGACGAAATAAAACAAAAAATAAGCAATGCGTTAAAAGGTCACACTTGTTCTGAAAAAACAAAACAGAAAATAAGCATTGCTAATAAAGGAAAGCCTAACAAAAATAAAGGTTGTAAAATGTCACCTGAACTTATACAAAAAAATAGTGCGTGTCATTTAGGACAAAAAGCATGGAATAAAGGCAGGACATGGTCAGCCGAAGAAAGGGCAAAGTGCGGTGGTAAAATGGTAAAATGCGTAGAATTAAATCGCATATATCGAACAGCACATGAAGCTAGCAAAGAATTAGGTATTGATTTTTCGTCTATTTGTAAGTGTAGGCGTGGCGAAGCAAAAACCGCAGGTGGTTATCACTGGGAGGAATGGAGTTTACCGAATGGATAAGGCACAAGCAATACATGAATTCTGGTCATCATTCGGGCTTACAGCCTATGATGAAAATACTGTTCCAGATGATGCTGTCATGCCTTATATTACGTATTCTTCTAATACGGATAGTTTAGGCGGTCCTCTTACACTATACGGCTCGCTTTGGTATAAATCCTATTCCTGGGAAGAAATATCAAAGAAAACGGAAGAAATCGCTAAATTCATATATAAAATGAAACCTATCCAAATTGACGGTGGATATTTATGGATAAATAAAGGGTCCCCGTTTGCACAAAGAATGTCTGATCCTAGTGACGATTTAATTAGACGTATGTATATTAATATTAATGCAGAATTTTTAACTGCTTATTGAAAGGAGCGATATGGGAAAATTTACAAAAATTCCGCTTGATACTTTCGAGGGTTTACAACTTGATGCAGGAGTAATTCTGCGGACGTTTAATGTTGCCGAGCCTGCTGCAAGTATCGAAGGCGATATTATTTGTGCCACAACTGGCGGCATTGAAATCAATGCTGTTCCAAATTATAGCGATATGGGCGAAGATGTAGATAACTGCCCGAACAATATGAAAGAACTGAAGAAACTCGATTACTGGGATTGCTCTATGACATTCACAGGAATTGGCGTTTCGCCAGAGTTTATCAAACTGTCGCTTGGCGCGGCAGACATTGAAACAGATAATACTGGAAAAGTAACGCCGAGAGTAGATTTAAAACAAACCGACTTTCAAGATATTTGGTGGGTTGGTGACAGAGCAGATGGCGGCATGGTCGCCGTTAAACTGCTTAACGCGCTGTCCACAGAGGGTTTTGGACTCAAAACTGAAAAGAACAGCAAAGGTCAGATTAAAACAACGCTGACCGGTCATGTTTCAATCAGTGCACAGGATGTAGTTCCGATTGAAATTTACAGCGTAGCGTCATAATCTGAAGGATAAGGAAAATAAATGAAAAACTTAGCCAACTGCACACCGACAGAATTTCTCAAACAGACATACAAAATCAAAAAAGATCTGGAAAAATGGATCACTGACATAGACCTGAAAAACATTCGCGCAAGAAAGCCGGAAATTATCGAAATTCCGCAAGAAGCAACAGCAGAAGAAAAGCGAAAAATAATTTCCGAGAATGGTAAGCGGGTCAAAGAGCAGGGAATGAAAAATCTTTCTGACATTCTTGATGCGGCGATGGGAGAACATCCGGACGAAACATTAAGGATTCTTGCGCTTATGTGTTTTGTAGAGCCGGATGATGTGGACAATCACAGTATATCTGAATATATGCAGTGTATCGCGGATTTAATATCGGACGATGCGGTAGTTAATTTTTTTGTTTCATTCTATCGGTGGGAGCAGACCAATATTTTGAATGTGTAAAGAGTGTACGTCTCGATTTACTTGAGATATTTGGACGCGGATACGTGGTGGAGCACTGCATATCCGCTTTTAAGATTTTACAGGAAGAAAAGGTATTTAAAATATACGTTACCGATTCGCTTAAAGCAATGGGTGAAGGTAAACGGCTGGCCGATAGATACGCAGACATCATCATCCCCAAGAAGGAAGACACAAGAGATTCAGAGGAAATAAAAGCCAGTATAATGGATAAACTACATAGGATATAACATGGATTTATTAAGCCTTGTGGCAAAACTGTCACTAGATTCAAGTGAATATGAAAAAGGCCTGGGCGACGCAGAGACTAAGGGTTCAACCTTTGGTAGTGGACTCAAAAAAGCGGCGACAGTTGGTGCGGCGGCTGTTGCGGCTGTTGGTTCAGCGGCTATTGCCGCAGGAACATCACTTGTAAAAAGTACAGGTGATGTTGCGGCATATGGTGACAATATTGATAAAATGTCACAGAAAATGGGCATTTCTGCCCAGGCATACCAAGAGTGGGATGCAATCATGCAACATTCCGGCACAAGCATGGACGCCATGTCCGGCGCGTTTAAGACGCTGCAGAACGCCATGGCGGGCCCTACGGACGAGCAATCGATTGCATTCAAGAATCTGGGCATCAGCACCGAAATCTATGCCATGAAGACGGAGGACGCCTTTAACCTGGTAATCACCAAGCTGCAGGAAATGCCGGAGAGCGCCCGCCGAACGGCCATCGCCCAAAAGCTGCTGGGGCGCGGCGCGATGGAGATGGGCGCGCTGCTGAACACCTCCGCCGAGGACACACAGGCAATGCGCGACCGCGTCCATGAATTGGGCGGCGTAATGTCTGATGATGCTGTGAAGGCATCTGCACAATTCCAAGACACATTGCAGGACATGAGCACAGGATTTGACAGCTTGAAAAGAAATATGCTGTCTAAATTCCTGCCTGCAATCACGGATGTGATGGATGGGTTAACAAATTTATTCACAGGCGATTATGATGAAGGAATTGAACGGATTTCTGAAGGTGTTGGACAGGCCATTGATAAGCTTTCAGAGATGTTGCCAAAGATTCTGGAAGTGGGAAAAAATATCCTGCTTACACTTGGTGATGCAATCATTAAAAATCTGCCTGTCATCGTGCCTGCACTTGCTGATTTGGTGATGGGCATCGGTAAATCAATCATTGACAATCTGCCGATGCTTGTTAGTACAGGATTGCAGATTATTTTACAGCTTGCAAATAGTATTGCACAGGCATTGCCCACATTGATTCCAACAATTGTTGATGTGGTATTGCAGATTGTTCAGACGTTAGTTGACAATGTGGATTTGCTGGTTGATGCAGCAATTGCTTTGATTACAGGTCTTACAGAGGGTATTATCAATGCACTACCTATACTGATTGAAAAATCACCAGAAATCATTATAGCGATTGTCGATGCACTTGTCGAAAATTTCCCGAAGATTGTAGAAGCGGCATTTAATCTAATCGTAGTATTCGCTACTGCGTTAATCGACAATCTTCCGGAGATTGAAAATGCAATCCTTAAAATCGGAGAAGAAATTGGCGCAAAATTCCAAGAGATAGTCGATCAAGCATTATCGTGGGGTGCTGACCTTATCAAAAACTTTATTGGAGGCATAAAATCCAAAATTCGTGATTTGAAGAATGCTGTTGGAAATGTTGCGAGTGGCGTTAAGAGTTTTCTTGGTTTCTCGGAGCCAGAGGTTGGGCCATTGTCTGATTTCCATACATATGCTCCCGACATGATGAAATTGTTTGCTCAAGGCATTGATCAGAACCTTCCACTTGTGGAAGATAGCTTAAATCGAATGGGCAACATGGTTCGTGGCAATATGCAGTTCAGCACAGAAGGCGTGAATCGTGGCGCAACGTACAATGGCGGTATTACTATCAACGTATATGGTGCAGAGGGACAGAACGTTAGAGAACTGGCTCGTGAAATCGAGAATATTTTCACATTGCAGGATAATCAGAGAAGGGCAGCTTACGCATGAGCAAAACAGGAAACAACATAATTTTCCGAAGCGTGGATTGGAGCAACCCAGATGATATTGTTGCTAATGCCAATGTTGATAGCGGTAGCGATTTAGTCGAACTAGATCCTGTTAAGGGCGGCATAATAACAAGAGGACATTCCAAAATTTATGTTTTCAGAAATGATCTACACACTTTTCCTGCTGAGTCATTCCAAACCATGCAGATCCATGGCAAAAACGGAGCCGTTCTTTTAAGCGATGGGTATTTCAACAATGTTCAGATGATTTATGACGTTGTTATTACTGAAGATTTTGCTACTGTTTACAGAGAGATGATGAACGCACTGGCGAAGGTGAGGGGATATGGTCTTTTGTATGACACCATAAACAAAGGGGAGTGGTACAAAGCGTGCTTTCATGAATCAACAACGCCAAAAGTTTCCCGAGATGGCAAAACGGCAAAATTTCAACTCGTCTTTGACAGAACGCCAGAGCGTTATACCGGAAGAGGATACATAACTTTAAGAGTTATAAACAACACTGCAAACGGAACGATAGGAACAGGTTCTACGCTTCCACAGTATCCAATGTTTGTGATAAACAGCAATGGAAATACAACGCTTACAATCGGTAACAAATCTATTACAGTAACGGGTGTTGTCGGCCCATTTGTTGTTGATTGTGAAACTCAGGAAGTTTATTACAAAGGGAATAATTACAACAACAAAACGGTGTTGAACTCTTCGGAATTTCCTAGGTTAGACAGTAATGGCAGAGATGTCACTGTGACGGGCGTTAATTCAGTTCTTTGCATTGCAAAAAGCTATAGACTATGAATCCTATACTTTACCCCAAAGGAACAACACAATTTAATACAAACGGCATCGGCAGGATTCACTGTACAAGGGCGATCTGCATCGAAGAGCGGAACGGTATCTATGAGGTGGAGTTTGATGTGCCGATTACTGACAGGCATTATTCCGAAATCCAAGAGGGAATGATTGTTGCGTGTTGGCATGACGAAACCAAAACCCTTCAACCATTTGACATCTACAAGCGTTCCGCTCCTATCGGCGGTATTGTGACGTTCTACGCTCACCATGTAAGCTACAGACTTGCACACACGATTCTGGAGCCAATGACAGCTTCGTCTATCACACAGGCGTTTGCCACATTCGGGTATCACTCTGTAACAGATAACGGATTTACATTCTGGACAGACAAGGAAACGGCAGGAAACTTCGAAACAACAGTTCCGGTACCGCTAAAAGAAATCCTTGGTGGTGTGGAAGGTTCGATTCTTGATGTCTACGGCGGTGGCGAATATGAGTGGGACAAATTCACAGTACGCTTGTGGCAGAACAGAGGACAGGACAACGGTGTTCGTATTGTATACGGAAAGAATCTGACCAATCTTGTTCATGATTATGATATCAGTACAGTTTATAATGCTGTTGTTCCGTTCTGGCAATCTGCGCAGGAAGATTCCCAAATCCTCGTTACCCTTCCGGAACACTATGTTGCGCTTGATGGTGTGACAGAGATTATTGCTGTTCCGCTTGATTTGTCTAGAGAGTGGCAGGAACAGCCGACTATTCAGCAATTACGGCAGAAAGCAATCAGTTTTCTAAACAATAATGACACCGTAAGCCCTAATGAAAATATTACTATCGAGTTCGCACCACTCTGGCAGACAGCAGGGTACGAGAATTTTGCGGCATTGCAGAGGGTAAGGCTGTGCGATACTGTCACAGTTTCATATCCAGATTTGGGACTTACTCAAGTCAAGAAAAAGGTTATCCGTACTGAATATAACATTCTCACAGAACGCTATGACCGTATAGAATTGGGAACAGCGAGAACAAATTTCGCTGATGTCATGAAAGCGCAGATTACTGATGCTATCATGAATCAAGTTCCCACTACAACTTTCCTGCGTGAAGCGTTGAAAACTGCTACCGACCTCATTAAGGGCGGCAAGGGCGGCCATGTAGTTATTAATACAGACGCTGACGGACATCCGAACGAGATTCTGATCATGGACACTGATAACATTCAAACGGCTGTGAATGTTATCAGAATGAACATGAACGGAATTGCTTTTTCCAATAGCGGTTATGATCCAGAAGCATTTGTGACTGCATGGACGATAGACGGCGGTTTCAATGCCAATTTCATCAATTCTGGTTCGGTCACCGCGGATATTCTGAAAGGCGGTATTATAACCGACCTCAAGGGTAAAAACTACTGGAATCTGACCACTGGTGATATTTCAATTTCTCTTGACCCCGGAGAAATCGGAGCGGTCACGACTGCTGACTTGGAACGAATCCAGAACAACGCCAAGACATACGCCAATCAAGCTAAACTCGATGCGATTTCCGAAATAGAATCTCAGCTTGATGATTATGCTACAGAAACATCCGTCACAGGAAAAATCGAAGCAAATAATCAGCAGTTAATTTCGCAGTTTTCTAACACTTATGTTGAAAAAGGAACTGCCGTTGCTAGTTACGTTAACTGGTATTATTCCTCTGCGTCACCGACTGCACTTATAGGTGGAGAATGGACAACGACACCGCCCACATGGGAAGAATCAAAGTACATTTGGGAACGTGTTCAAACTAACTATGCTGACGGCACGAGCGAATACAGTGACCCTGTCTGCGTACAAGGGAAAACAGGAGCAACAGGAGCGACAGGAGCGGCAGGAGAAAATGCACTTGTTGGATATGTCCTACCAGATTCCGGCGTGAACGTAAGCAAGGACGAATCAAAAACAATCCTGCTGACTGCTATCGTTACTGATTACACAGGCGAAGACCTTGACCCAAAAGGAAATATTTATCACTATCGGTGGTTCGTAAAACCTGATGCGAAGTCAGAGAGAACACTTAATGCAGGAAAAACAAAAAGCATAGTTGTGGACGCAAACTTCTGTACAGACAGAGCATTAGTGTGGTTTGAGTGGGCAGATGTGTTCTTCCTTTATGCAGAAAACGAAATGATACTCATGTCCGAAGATGGTGAATATCTGTTGGAGATGGAATAAATGAAATCACAACCTATAAGCATATCGAGATACAGCAATGGAACACTGGTGAAATTAAGCGTCAGCGATTCCGCTTTTGTGTCTTATGATTTCGACCCCGAAAAAAACACAGGGACATATACGCCCACAAGCATCACAATCACGCCCACTTTTTCTGGCGGCGTGAAGTTTGGCTCATGGAGGTATTCAACAGACGGAGCGACTTTCCAGAACATTGTTAGTGGTCAGCACGGTTTCACGATAAACGGTGGAGCGGTCATTCTGGCGGCTACAAGTGACCTTTACGCAACGACGAACAGTGCGGTGATTGTGGCGTGTGTTGGAGATGATCCAACCTACTTTGATACGGTCACTATCATGCGATATGTAGACCCGACATTCGTGTTCCGTCAGACCTCTACCGCAATCAAACAAACGAACGACAAAATCTCGTTGATTGCTACCGATGAACAACTTGAAAGATACGGACAGAATTTCACTGTTCTCGATGATTTACAAGCGCAGGTTGACGTAATACCGAGCCAGATTTCCCTTGCGGTGTCGCAGGAACACACTATCATCACAGGAGAGATGAATAGTGCGCTGGCTGAGTATGCGACACTGGAAACGATGGAATCCAGACTGACAATGACAGCGCAGGATATCACATCGTCTGTTGCCAGAACATACCAGACTAAAGCAGATGCGATAGAGGACTTGGACGAAGCAAAAGGCTACACCGATGATGTGAAAGCAACGCTCCGCTCCGAGATTCAGCAATCGGCAAACAGTATTACATCGACAGTCTCTGCAACGTATCAGACCATTGCTGACGCGGCTTCGGATTTGGATGAAGCTAAGTCGTATGCAGACGACAACAAAGATGCCGCACTGGAGACTGTGTCGCAGAACTATCAAAGCAAAACCGATGCGGCTTCGGATTTGGATGAAGCTAAGTCGTATGCAGACAATAAAGATGCCGCACTGAAGACCGAAATCAAACAAACTACAGATTCGATTTCTTCAACAGTCAGTAAAAAAGTCGGAAAAGATGAAATAATTTCAAGTATCAATCAGTCTGCGGAATCAATAAAAATTGACGCAAGCAAAGTAAATATCACTGGTTTTGTCACGTTCGACAACCTCAAGAACAGCGGCGAGACCACCATCAATGGATCGAACATCACGACAGGTTCCATCAGCGCAAGCCTAATCAAAGGCGGCAAGCTGATCCTACAGCCGGGCAATACGTATACAACAGCAATGGAAGTGCAGGACAGATCTGGCACAAAACTTATTGCGATTGATGCGAATGGAGTGACTGGATACATCGGTGGTGCTGTGCCGACATTCAAACTGCTTGAGAATGAGATTTCATTCTATCGATATTCCAACGTGCTTACTCGGATAAAAGACGGTGATATATACACAGCAGGAAAGCTGTACTTCACGAGTGGCAGTTTGTGGACTGGAGGACATATCATAGAAATCGGGCAGACATCGAGTGGTGCTGTGCTGAATGTCATAAGCGGAGAGACGGTACTCCAGAAATTGACAGCAGGAGAGACGACCATCAACAACACGCTGACTGTGAAGAACACCGCAGGTTTTAACGGTTCCGATGCTATCAAGGTTTTGACAGGAAGGATCAACGCTCCAATTTACTATGGTGCGCTTTATGCCACATCATCGAATCTTGGATTCTTCGGCGGCGGTATGTATGCAACGAAACAGAGCGTCAGCAAACTGTATCCAAACGCAACACTCGCAAACGTAATAACCAAGGTAAACAGCTTACTTACGGCACTGGCAAAATATAATCTAATCACATCGTATTAAAGGAGGATTTTATGGAAGTAGTAATGCCGCTTTCGGTATCAACCCAGTTAGCAAAGAACGAGGTAAAAAACACAGTATCGAAAATCAAGGAATCGTATAGACTTCCGTACTTTGTTCTGGACGGAATCTTTTCGGAAGTCCTCGCAGAGATACGGAGTGAGGAACAGGCAGAAATAAGCAGTGACATTATGCAGATGTTCTTGAAAAAGGAAGGAGAAGTAGAAGATGGCGAATGCAGGAGCAAAACTGAGTTCGTTCCCAGAAGTGAATGATATTCAAACAGGGGATATGTTTCCTTTGCTTAGTGGCGGCGACACGAACGCAAAGATAGACTATGCCACGCTTGCAAGGGCAATCATCGCAAAACTGAAAAGCGAAGATGTAGTCCAGGCGCAGACCAACAACGCTAACAAACTGATTTCTGCGGCACTGGCTTACTCGATGAATCAGAGCATCCTGCAACTGGAAGATGCGGCGGAGTACCGACTGATGATTGACCCAGATACCGGGTGCATGGCACTCGCACATTACAACAAGGAGGCTTAATAATGGCTATTGATAAGATGCAGTTACTTCCCAGCTATGATCAGATGCAGGCGGTGGTCGATCAGATCACACGTATCGCCCGCCTGCAGGAGGCTGCGGTTGTGGAAGATTCCAGCCTGTCTGCGCTTGAGCAGAGTCTGGCAAAGCGCTTTGCCGCGCAGAGAAACGGCAAGGTCTTTGCGACCAAAATCTACCGATTCGCTTTCAATACGACTTCCATGGGTGAGCGCCTCCGCGACTCCGTGGGCCTGACCTGTGAGCCGTCCACGGATACCACCGTAGGGCAGGACGACTTCATCACCGCATCCCCGATTTTCCAGTGGTACAGATGCAACTATATACGAGACGAGGACGGAACCGCGCGGGTAATTGCCCTCGAAGGCTCTCCGGCTTATCGCACTGAAGGAGCATACGACGTTGGCAACGTTTATCCCACTTTCTATTGGAATTGCGAGCATCACGGGACCTACGACATTTATTACATGTCTGACACCCCACACCCGGAGCTTGGGCTCGTACCGTGGTGTGAAGCTGTAAAAGCGGATGGAACAGTACTCCCTATTTACACACACTCAGCATTTGCGGCCGGAAAAGGGTCTGACGGCCTGCTTCGATCTCAGCCGCTGCTTGTACCTACAACGGCATCTTACAATTCCATGATCACAGAATTCCAGAAGAAGGGTGCTGGTTACTGGGGAGCCGGTTCCGAGCGCAATCTCTGGGGAATGCTCATGCTGATCATTAAGTATGCAACCAAAAATGTGCAGAAAATATTTGCCGGGCATACG